AAGCAGGGAATATCTGGTCTTTCTAATGGATGCAAAGCGTTTTCGCGCTGCACGTAAAAAGGGGTATAGGTCAGGGCTAGAACTAAAGATAGCTCAATCCTTAGATAAAACGGGCGTAAAGTACACGTACGAAAAGATAAAGATTGAGTGGGAAGATCTAGCCTACAGAACCTATACCCCTGACTTCGTTTTAGCGAATAATATAATAATTGAAACAAAAGGTTTATTTACGTCAGCGGATAGGCGCAAGCATGTTGAGATTAAGAAACAACATCCTGAACTTGATATTCGTTTTGTATTTGAAAATAGCAGACGTAAGTTATACAAGGGCGCTAAGAACACCTATGCTAAGTGGTGTATACAGAAAGGATTCTTGTACTATGATAGGATCATACCTGAAGACTGGTTGACTGAAGCACCAAACCCTGCTATTGCTAAATTCGTTGACTTTAAAGGAACAAAACGTAAATGACTAGTTTCAAAGAAGCGTTTACTGAAGATAGTTTTTATCTAAAGTTTCAACCTGTTTATGATCCACAAGGTTTGTGGACGGGTGACGTAGATATATCAGCAATCGTACATGACGATCACAGTATGAATGATGAAGACTATGGTGAATTATTGCATGTACTTCAAATGGTGTGTGCTAGTGTTCCTTTGTATGAACAAGACCAAGACGTTAAAGAAAAGGCCCAAGCTATTGTAGATATGGCTATGGAAAACCCTGACGGTGAATATCTCTTTAAAAAACAAGAGCCTGTTAATACTAAACCTGTAATACACACAGAAGGCAACGTAGTGACGTTGAAGTTTAATGATGATTGATGACGTAAATAGACCAGAACATTATAACAAGACAGGCAGAGAGACTATTCAAATTATATTTGACTCTATGCTTGGCGATGAGTTTGAAGGTTACTTGAAGGGAAACGTACTAAAATACGTAACACGATATAGATTTAAACATGAGGAAGATCCACTAAAGGATCTTTTAAAAGCACAATGGTACTTAAATAAATTAATAGAAGTCGTCGAAAGTAGAACATGAAAGTACGTATGATGATTACTGTAGAGGTGGATACAGAAGAGTATCCTATGCCAACAGATAATAATGTTGCGGCAGAGCTTGAACGCACCTTTACAGAAATGATCTTTGATATTAGTGGATTAAGTATAGTTGGCTTTAAAACTACGCAGACGGGGAATTAATATGGGAAATATGTTACCAACAGATTATCAAAACTTTATTGCTTTAAGCCGCTATGCTAGGTGGAAAGAAGACGAACAACGACGTGAGAGTTGGGATGAAACTGTTAGTCGTTACTTTGACTATATAGGAAACTATGTAAGTAAGAAATTTGATTTAGATGAAAAGACCTTTAATAAATATCGTAAAGATCTTGAAGAAAATGTACTTAATCTAGACACAATGCCCTCTATGAGGGCTGTAATGACAGCAGGTCCAGCACTAGATCGCTGTCACGTAGGTGCATACAACTGTAGTTACATACCCGTAGATAGCCCCCGTTCGTTTGATGAAGCTATGTATATTCTTATGTGCGGAACTGGTGTAGGTTTCAGCGTAGAACGTGAGAACATAGACAAGCTTCCTATAGTCAATGAAGACTTCCATGACAGTAATACAATCATCATTGTAGATGACAGCAAAGCAGGCTGGTGTAAAGCCCTACGTGAATTGATTGCTTGTCTATATGCTGGTCAAGTACCTAAGTGGGACGTATCGCTTGTACGTCCAGCAGGTGCAAGGCTAAAGACCTTTGGTGGTAGAGCATCAGGCCCAGAACCTTTAGAAGATTTATTTAACTTCTGTGTAGAAAAGTTTAAAGGTGCAGCAGGACGTAGATTGTATCCTGTAGAGGCACATGACATTATGTGTAAGATTGGTGAGATTGTTGTTGTCGGTGGTGTACGTCGCAGTGCATTGATTTCATTATCGAATCTTAATGACACATCTATGCGTAAAGCTAAGTCTGGTGAGTGGTGGGTACACGAAGCACAACGCGCACTAGCTAATAACAGTGTGTCGTACAAAGAAAAACCTTCTATGGAAGTATTCTTCTCTGAGTGGCATTCCTTATACGAAAGTAAGTCTGGTGAGCGTGGCATATTTAATCGTCAAGCTGCCAAGAAACAAGTATCTAAAAATGGTAGGCGCAGTAACTTCTACGATGAAGAAGAGACTAAGCAAGTACAATGGGGAACCAATCCATGTTCTGAAATTATACTTCGTCCTTACCAATTCTGTAATCTGTCTGAAGTTGTAGTACGGGCTACTGACTCTACGGAAACTCTTTTACGTAAGGTACGTAATGCAACTGTGTTAGGTACGTTACAGTCTTGCCTGACTAACTTTAAGTATCTTCGTTCCATATGGAAAAAGAATACAGAAGATGAAAGACTACTAGGCGTTAGTTTGACAGGAATTATGGATCATCCCATTTTGAATGGTTCTAAAGGACTAGACGAATGTGGCAGACTACTAATTAAATTAAGAAATGAAGCTGTCAAAACCAATGCTAAACTTTCTAATGAATTAGGCATCAATCAATCAGCAGCTATTACGTGTGTTAAACCTAGCGGTACTGTGTCACAATTAGTTGACAGTGCTAGTGGTATTCACGCTCGCCATAACCCACACTACATTCGTACTGTACGTGCTGACAATAAAGATCCTATGACGCAGTTTATGATTGATTCAGGTATACCAGCAGAGCCAGACTTTATGAAGCCTGAAAGCACAACAGTATTTTCGTTTCCAATGAAGTCACCAGACAATGCTGTATGCCGCAATGATATGACTGCACTAGAACATTTACAGCTATGGCTTACATATCAGAATCATTGGTGTGAACACAAGCCAAGCATTACTGTTAGTGTACGTGAAGAAGAATGGCTAAAGGTAGGAGATTGGGTATATGAAAACTTTGACAGCATTTCGGGTATTAGTTTCTTACCTCACGTTGAGCATTCTTATAAGCAAGCTCCGTATCAAGATTGCTCTAAAGAAGAGTACAATACGCTTATTGCAAAGATGCCAAAAGCTATTGACTGGACTAAACTACGTGAGTATGAAAGGGAAGACAATACTACAGGTTCGCAAGAACTCGCGTGTACCGCAGGCGTCTGCGAAGTCGTTGACATCGCCAGTCGCTAAAGCAACCGGAACTCTAAAGGACGTACCTTGAAGCAAGTTGAATTAACATCTAAGCTTATCAATAAAGCCAAAGCAAAAGCAAAAGAACTTGGTAAGCTTAGAAATTCAATAACAAATGGCAAAGGCAACCTCGTAGGCTTTATTGGCGAAGAGGTTGCGCTGTCTTGTTTAGGTGGAGAATTAGCTAATACCTATGACTACGATCTTGTATTAAAAGATGGAACAAAGGTAGACGTAAAAACAAAAAGCACAACCGTCGCACCTCTACCATACTACGATTGCAGTGTGGCTGCTTATAATACTAAGCAGAAATGTGACGCTTATGCTTTTGTTAGAGTAAAAAAAGATTTGACTAAAGCTTGGTATTTAGGTATACTACCAAAAAATACATATTTTGAAACAGCCGAAAGATTTAATAAAGGTGACATAGACCCAGCAAACGGCTTTGTAATAAAAGCTGATTGTTATAATGTAAAGATTTCGGAGTTACAGGACTCTATATGAATAGATATAAAAGACAACCAAAACTAAAAAACGACCCGCCTCTATCCATACAATACAGTAAAGGATATGCGGCTTTTTTTACTGATAGACAATGGTTAAGAGAGGTTGGCGATGCAACCGTTATTATAACGGCCTGCCCGTTTAAAGATCACACAATGCAGGCTCGTGAATGGCAAAGGGGCTACAATACAGCTTACTTTGACAATCTGGAGAAACTGCATGACACTGCAAGACGAGGTTAGAAAGTTTATGGAAGAAAAAGGTGCGGCTATGACCTTTGAGGAATACCAAAGGTTCTGCAAGACTACAGCCATTTATCCTGACACTACTAAGCTAATGTATCCAGCATTAGGTCTTACAGGTGAAGCTGGTGAGGTAGCCAACAAGATTAAGAAATTAGTCAGAGATGGAGTACCTAAAGAACGTAAGGACTTAGATGCCGCTAAAGAACAGATAGCAGCAGAACTTGGCGACGTGCTGTGGTACTGTGCAGCACTCGCTAGTGACCTAGATGTTTCACTAGGCCGCGTAGCTAAGACCAATATGGACAAGCTTACATCACGTAAAGAACGTGGTAAGATTGGTGGGTCTGGAGATAACCGTTAAGGTTATTTCTCTAGTGCTTGATTTACTTCTATATCGCCCTCTTGACTTAAATATTCACTATAGTCAGAAGCGAGCTTATAAGTTTTTTGTTCAGCAATAGTTGGGCCACGTAGATATAGATATTCAAACCCAGATAGTTTTTGGCCGCTGTCATATTTCTTTTTGGCTTTTAAATGTCTTTTTTCAAACTCTTGTTCCACCAGCCCTACTGTGTCTTTATTAGAATCTTTTAACCACTGTACTTTAGCATAATCGTTTACTATAGAGTAATTTGCATAGTAGACTAGATCATACATGGCGTTTGCTTTATCTTGGTAGCTTGCATTGTCTGGAAGATTATTAAGTCTATCTTGCGCGTCACGGGTTTTTTTAGGTATATCTGAGTTTATGTAATATTCGGCATCTTCACGAGCTTTATCTCTAAAACGCTCTACAGCCTTTTTAAACATCACACGTTTACCATTTCTATCTTTAGATTTAAATGACTCCTTTTCAATTAAATCACTTAGCCCCTCATAAGCCCTTTGTGTGAAGTAGTATCTTTCTTGATTGTATATTCTAGCGGATTTTCTTGTTTGTGGTAAAATATCCCTATCCGTAAATCCTAAATATTTAGCAGTGCGTTCAAGACGACTTGTCTTTGGGCTAAAGTTAAAACCTAAGAAACGTGCTAGAGGCATATTTCTATACTTTGTATTATCAAAGTTCAGAAGAAAGTTCTTTGCCTCAGATTTATTTTCAATCAATTTATACCCAAGTACTGTTTGATCCCTTAGATCAAATCCAAAAGCTTCTGTAGGTAGCCCCGTAGCCATTTTTTGGATTACACGTTCGCCAAAGTCTCCATCTTCATACGCAGTTGTTACGTCGCGCATTGTAGGCTCTAAATCTACAGCATCACCTATGTCTTTAAACTGTCTTAATGGTGTAAAGAATGAACCAAGAATATCACCTACAAATTCAGCAGCCGAATCTTTACCTGAAAGCTTTGCAACACTATCTTCTGGCGTATTTCCACTTTTAAGTACGAACTCTACAGCAGCACCTAGTAATGAACTACTTTGCTGTGCTTGTCTTAAAGGAATACCCGACAGAACTTCAAGCGCCCTTTTAACCTGTAGCGCATCGTAGTTTTCAAGTCCTACAGACATTCTTCCTAGATATGTAAGAGCTAAAAATCCGCCTAAAGGATATTCAGCATCTTGCGTCATACCTTCTACTTCACTCCATGGTGTTCCTTCTTCCCTAGAAGCTAACACTTGATTTGAAGCATATATAGCTGCACCACCTACAA